GCCATTTCTGCGGATGGATCGATCCATGCCCAGCGGCGTCCAGTGAAGGCGACTTGCTTGTATTTTTCGAGGCGGTCGAATTTGAGGGGCTTGCCGTTGATGAGGATTTTGTTTGCGAGGAGAGAGCGCTCCAGCCATGCCTCGTAGATCGGCATGACAAAGCCAGAGATGAGCCATTCTTGGAGGCCCTTCCAGACTTCGCGCTCGTCGAGTGCACCTTGGCGGATTGATGAGAAATTGACGCTCGTGAGGTCGCTGGCGAGGTTGTTGTAGCTCACACCGAGGCCCGATGAAATCGAGCGAAGCATGGCTTTGCAAAATGGGTCGAATGACTGGTCGGGAAATTGCGGCGTGTAGGGGATGAACTCGCGGTTGCCGATGTCCTCGAACTTGCCCGGCTCGGCGTCCATCTCGAGGATGTCGTCGCTGTCGCCATCGAGGTTTTTGAAGAAGCCCATCTTGGAGGCAGACACACGGGCATTTACCACGGCGGCATCCTCGAAGCCTGCGAGCATTCGCATCCTCCAGAGGGCCGTGCGTGCCCATGGGAGGCCGCGCTTTTGCCCGACTCGCTCAGGCAGGAAGCGGTGGATAACCTGATCGGCTGGAACGCGCTGGAAGCTCTCGCCGTTGTGGTTCACATAGCCCATCATTTGCTCGTCGTAGTTGCGGAAATGGTAGGCTACCGGGCGGCTGTTCGGATTAAACTCGATGCCGTGGCGGATGACATTGCCGTTGTTCAATTTTTCCCACTTCGTAGGGTTGAGCAAAACGGGGTCGATGAACTGCACGGCGAAGCCCCATTTGTTCAGGTCTTCGCCATATTTTTTGATGCAGATGACCTCGCCATCCATCGCGGCGGTGGTGACGGCGAGGCGTTCGCCATCGGCGCGGGAGAGTTGGCCGGTGATGTCGTAGTTTCCGCGCCTGCTCCAATCGGCGAATGCATCTTCGATGGCGCTGCTGGCCACGGTGTCCATCGTTCCGCTGGGGTCGCGGATTTGGGCGTTGAAGGTGAAGCCGGTCGGGCCTGCGATGTTGTCGCGGGCCATTTGGAGGAATTTTTTGAGGTGGTCGTTGTTCTCAGCCTGCTCACGCGAGCGGGCGACGATGCGGCTCCAGTATTGGAAAATCCATGCGTCGATCGTGGTCGGGGTGCCTGCCCAGGTGGATTCCAAGCGGCTTGCACCAGCGGCTTGCGGCATTCCGGCTGTGGCGAAGCTGCCGATGGTGTCTGAAAGAATGGACCGTGCCGACCAGAGGCGAGGCTGGTCGGCACGGCTTGGCGCGGGCTTCTTCGTGGTGGTGCGGGAAAAAATGTTTTGAAGAAGGCCCATGGGTCAGATGCGGACGGCGATGGATTGGCCGATTGAGGAGATGCCGGAAGCGCGGCGGGATTCTCGGGCGAGTTCGCGCCTCCAGAAGGAGAGGAGTTGCAGGAGTTCGCCGATGCTATGCCGCTCAAGTTCGCGGTTGTTGATCTTGTAGCGTTTCGCCTCCAGCGTCCCACCGCCTGCGAGCATGGCCTCGATGTGTGCCACGGCGATGCGGGCTTGCGTGCGCACCTCTGCACCGGGTGCGAGTGTGGCAGCTGATTCGCGGATGAGGAGTTCGCCCGTGCCGACGAGGGCGCGGTGTGCGGCAACCGTTGCCCATGCTTCCCAGATGTAATGCCCTGGTATCCATCCGCTCGTATTCGCGGCGGCGGTGAAGGTGCCTGCCGTGCCGGTGGCTGCGACATTGCGCGATTGCATCCCGGCGAATTGCACAAGGACGGTCGCGGCGGGGTCTGCCGATACCGTAACCTCAAATGTTTCGCCTGCTGTGATTGTCACCATGAATTCACGAAGGACGCCCTGCGCGTGGTGCGCTTGCGTTTCGCGGCATTCTCAGCATCCGGTCTGGGGGTGTCTTCTGCGGGGAGTTCCGTTGGCTGGGGCGGCTCGGCCTCGGCGGGCTTGGGCGCGGGCATGGTCTGCCGCCTCCGTAGGGCGAGCTTGTCAAACTGCGGGGCGCGTAGCACGAGCGCGGCGAAGGCGTAGACACGGCAGTCGAGCGGTTCGTTACGGCTTCCGCTGGTCTTGTGCCACTCCAGCCGGGGGAATCCTTTCACGAATTTCGTCACGGCCTTTTCTGCGGTCAGCCCTCGGAAATACTCTGCGCTGCGTCCCTGCGGGAAATGGCAATATCCAGAGCCGGGTTCGGTGATGCGGAGGCGCTTGTAAACGATGCTCTTCGCGTTATCGACTCCGACGATGTAAACATCGATCGGGCGCGTGGTTTTCTTTCCTGCTCTGCGGCGGGCGGGGTTGCCGACGATGGGCAAGCCGGGTCCGCCTTGGCCTTTCACGCCGTAAACTCGGTCGCCCTTGTGGCGTTTCACATAGCCGTAAACGGCCTGTGTGTTGCTGCCTCCGGTATCGATGCAGGTGGTTTCGATCACCATCTCGCCGCCTGCCTCGGAGGTCCAGCGCTTGCGAAGGTAGTCGGTGAGGTGCGTCCACGGGCTTCCTGCTGTGCCTTCCGGGATGTCGGGGTCGCCAAGAATGACATGATAAGCCACGCTCCAACTTTCTTCACCGCCTGCCCACGCGACGACCTCGATTTCAAGGCGGTCTTGCTGGGTGTCCACGCCTGCCGTCAAGATTAACCCACGGGCGGGGACATCCGCCTGCGGGTAGGGTTCGCATCGTTCGATCAAGGCGTGTTCGCTGATGCGCTCGCCTCCTTCCTCCCATGTTTCACCGAGCGAGGTATTGATCCAGACTTGCAAGGTTGAGGGGTCGTCTTTGGCGCGCCCGTGCTCGATGGCGATGTCTGCGATGCTTCGCCACGGGGAGTAAAGTTCGTTGAGATGAAAGCCCGCGATGCGGCTGGGTCCGGCGCTGGCCTGCCACCGACCACGCGAGACGGCTTGGTTTTTTTGAGCGTTCGTGATCGTGCCGTTGCAAGCGGGACAGCGGAGGGTTGCAAGGTCGCGGCGTCCGTCCGTCCAAACGACATTCCCCCACCGCAGCGGGTGCTCGTGCTCGCAATGGGGACACGGCACGAGGAAATGCCGCTGGTCGGAAATCTCAAAAGCTCGCTCGATGCGGGAGAGTCCTTTCACGGTCGGGGTCGAGACCATGACCACGCGCCGGTTCCAAAAGTTTTTTGTGCGGGCGATGGCAAGGTTCACCGGGTCGCCTTCGGTTCCGGCGCTGGCTGGGTAGCGGTCCACCTCGTCAAGCAGGAGGACGCGGATCGGGCGGGAGGCGAGGCCGCTGGGGGCGTTGGCACCTACGAGCGTGACATGCCCTCCGGGGAATCGTTTGTGGAGGATCGTGTTTCCGCTGTCGCGGGTCTTGGCCGGTCGGACCTTCGAGCGGAGGCTGGGAGAGTCGCGGAACATCGGCGCGAGGCGGTCTTTGCTGAATGTCTCTGCCATGGCCTCGTCCGGCTGCACGAGCATGAGGGGCGAGGGGTCGAAGTCCACGAAGTAACCGATGCAGTTCAGAAGGATTTCCGTTTTCCCCACCTGTGCCGATGACATCACGACGACTTGCTCAATCGTCGGATCGGCAACGGCGTCCATGATCCCGCGCTGGTATTCGGCGCGGTTGGTTCGCCACTGCCCCTTCTCCGCTGCTGCTTCACCGGAGAGCTTGCGCCGATGGTCTGCCCATTCGCTGATCGTCCATTTTGGAGGCGGTGCAATGATGGCCGACCACGCCGCGATGAGGTCGCTGGCGTGTTCGAGTTGTTCGGGTGTCATGTCTCCCAGCCTTCGCCGGTCTCCTCGTCTTCCGGTTTCGCTTCACTCCGCTTGAGGTAGCGGTTCAGAATCTCCCGCCCGTTGTATTTCGAGCATTCCGCCATCGCTTCATGCAGTAGGGTCTCGATGAGGGCCGCGCATTTGTTTGGGTCTGTCTCGTCTGCCACGCGAGGGCCTGCCGTGGTTGGGATTGCCAAGAGCTTTGCCCGCATGTTGGCCAGCCCCTCGCCCATGACCTCGGCAATGCAGGATGCGTCATGGAGTTCGCCGCGCATCGCCATCGATTGCGCTTCGAGGATTTCGGCGCGGGCGCGGTAGACGCGAGTGCGCTGCTTTTCGTATTCTCCAGCTTCTCCTTCTCCCATGCCCTTTCCGGCGGCTCGCTCTTGGAGATATTTGATGTAGCCTTTGACGGATGCCCACAAGAGGTAGGTGCCGCGTGAGGCTTTGACGATGACCCCCATCTTGGCGAGTTGCTGCACCCGAACCTGCGTGATGTTAAATATGTTTGCCAGAGCGGCAACCGGGACGGTCTGGGCTTCGGTTTTGTTTGGCATAAGTTTTAAGCGAGGCGCTTGGGTTCTTTGCCGGTGGCGTCGCGGAATTGCTGCTCGAGGGTTTTGTAGCGGTGGGGGTTGAAGGGCTTGAGAGCGGCGAGCGGGTGGCAATCGTCGACCATGGGTTGCCAGCGGTTCTCGGAGAAGCTCCGGGCCATGCTCTCGGTGGGCATGACCCAGAGGGCGGGGAAGGGATTGTTGACCATGCGCCAAGCGGTGCCGATCATCATGGCGGTGGTCTTGCTGGTCTGTGTCCCAAAGCAGAGCGTGAGGTCGGAGACGCGGGGATCGGCGAAACAATTCAGCGGCTCGCGGATGTAGGGGGTGAGGAGGGTGGAATACGGGCCGGGGGTTTCGGTCTGTCGCCGGGTGAGCACGATCTCATCCTCGGCCCATTGCCAGACCTCGCGGGTGTCCACGGGGGCGAAGACATCGCGGAGGGCGCGGTCGAGTTGCTGGGAGAGGGTCATAAAAATAATTCAAAAAAACTTGTTGACATAACCGAACGATGGGTTATTTCTTATTTATATGAATACACAAAACCCAATCAGCAATGCAGCCGCGACACTCGGCAGCATCACCACAGAAAACAAAACTCGTGCCGCCCGTGAAAACGGAAAACTCGGCGGCCGCCCTCAAAAATATACTCGAATTTATTCGCATGGGTTTTTAAGGTTGTTTAAATTGCAGCCTGACGACGGAGGTGACAGGTATTTGCAAATCGGGTCGTGGGCTGGCGACGATGCGCCAGATCGCGCCGACGATCTGGAACGCCGTGATCGTTCTGGAGAACACAGGCACCCATACGATCGCAGCGAAAAAAAATGAGTTAACCACGGCTCGGGATTTTCCCTGTTGCAGTCGCCCACCTATCAATAATCACAGCGCAAAATGCCGGGTCGATTTCAACGGCTCGGCATTTTCGTTTTAATTGTTCGCATGCCATAAGGCATGTTCCAGAACCAGCATACGGGTCATAGACATCACCGCTCGTGCAGTTCGCTAATAGCATTCTTATCCAGTCGATTGGTTTGCTGTGAGAGTGCTCGCTTTTAGCATGTAGTTTTGTTATGGGTTGAGAAAAAACATCTGCCAAATGTTTGCCGCGCGGGTCAGGTTTAAAAGTATAAGACCCTCGGCTGTTGAATACTTCCCGTTGCTCCCCTGCGTCTCCATAGTGAGAACCATCTGAATTGTAGTTTTCTATTTTGCCATAAAAAGCGCACAATTTCATTCTTCGCAATGGTCGATTTGGAGTAAACCAACTTGATACACAGTCCCATACAAACAGCCAAGTTGGTGCGCCAAATATATTAACGACATCATAGAGCCTTTGCCCATCGGCAAATGCTAAAATATTTTCTCTCGGATTTATTGGTTTCATAGCATCCCACGGCGGATCAAAAAAAAGAGTAGGACACTTTTCTCCAATTTCACTTTGAGAGCTGTCCCCGCACAGCAACCGATGCGCGCCAAGCTCCCAAAGCTGCCCCGGCTCGACGCCCCACTTGGCGCGGAGTTCTTCGGCCTTGTCGATCTGCGGCTCGGCATCGGCGTCTGATGGCTCAGGCTCATCTTCAAGCTTCATTTCCGCGAGGTCTTCCGCGCTAAATCCAATCGCATCGAGGTCGACATCTAGCTCGCCAAGGTCCGCGAGTTCGAGCTTCAGCATTTCCTCATCCCACCCGCCGCCGATCTCCGCGAGCCGGTTGTCGGCGAGAATGTAAGCGCGGCGTTGCGAGTCCGTGAGGTGCGAGAGCCGGAGGCACGGCACGGATTCCAGCCCTAACTTTTGCGCAGCAAGCACGCGGCCATGACCGGCAACGATTCCGTTTTCTGAATCGATGAGCACGGGGTTGTTGAATCCAAACTCCCGGATGCTTCCGGCGATTTTTGCCACCTGTGCGTCATCGTGCTTTTTTGCGTTGCGTGCGTAGGGAATGAGGCTTCCCGTTTCTATTTGTTCAATCTGATAGTTTTGTTGTTTCATTTGAAAAGCAAACTGCAGTTTTTTGTTCAATCTCTAACCAAACTTCGCAAGTTTCCGCATACCCGCTCCCGTCCCCCCTCGGAGGTACCTACTACCCCCCCGGCTGGTGGCTGTGTCATGGCTTGAATCATTGGAGAGCTTTGCTTTGCAGGGTTTTTTTAATGCGTTCTGCTGTAGTAGTTAGAGGCTTGAGGATTTCGAGCGCCCGTTCCAAGCGGTCCTTCTCCCATGCTTCGATGTCGCCAGCCTTTTCGGCCCATCGTTGGAATCCTTTGACGAGGTAATCGATGACATCGCTTTCCTCTTCGCGCTTTGGGGTTTCGGCCGGTAGAGGGATTTCAAATTCGAGTTGGAATTGGGCTTCCGTCTCCACCAGATAATCCAGTCCGAATTGTTTGACGCCGAATGATTGCGACTTTGGCAATAGCTTTCTGACTATTTGCTGCATGAGCAGGAGTTGCTTGTGTCCATCAGCCCATTTTTCTTTGCTGGTGTCTTCCGGTATTTCCCAAAATTGGAGTTGGCTGATCGTGTTGATCGAGTCTTTGACGAGTATGAGGTTAGGTGTTTGCATGTTGTTGTGTTTTGAGTTGTTGGATTTTTGCGCGGATGAGAGCTTGCTTGGTTTGGTGGCAGGTCGCCATGGGCAGGAGCATCCCGCCAAAATGTCTTTGCAGAAGTTTGGCCTTTTCTTCCCCGATTGTTCTGACGAGATAGCTGTGCGACGGGAGCCGACCGAGTGGCACATAGACGCATCGATGTCGTGTGGTAAATGCAATGGCCAAAGCAGCTTCTTTGCCAATGATTTCGGCGATGTCTTGCGCCGTTGGTGGTAGAGGGATTTCAGAGGACATGGGTTTCTCCTGCGTCTTTTCTGCGTTCATCCGATGAAATATCTTCTAATAAAAGCCTCGCGGTTTCTTGGTAAATATGTGTTTTTTCAGGGTTTTCCTTTTCCATTAAAATCCCCCACAAGCACACATACCCACGCGCTGCGTGATGAGTTGTCCCGGTCTTATACAACCGATTAAGGATTTTTGAGGCTTTCATGTTAATACCGCATCACGAAGTCGTTTGGGGTTCTTTCCGATTGCCTGTGCTATTTCTGCAAACCATTCGCCTTGGAAAAATTTAATGGCCGAGGTTTTGTTTTTTACGGCGATTCGGCTGGCATAAGGGCTTTGTAATCCATTGGCGCTTTCAAGTCTTCTGCTGCGCGCATCAATATGGCGTAGGCAAGTTTTTGCATTCCGATTGCGACCTCCTCGCTCATTTCGCGCCTTCCTTGAGTCGCTCCACCCCATCGCGAAGCTCAGAGACAACTCCAAATTTGTCGTTCTCAAAATCTATTTCAGCCAACGCAATGGCGCGTTCGGCGATATAAATCAGCTCTTTAATTTGCTCCCTCGCCTCGTCGCGCTCGCGTTCCAGTCGGCAAGCCAGTTCCAAAAACTCCTCAAGGTGAATGAAGTTGCCGGGGTTCTCGGCCAGCATTTTCGCATAGAGCGCGTCCGTCTCAGGCGTGGCGCTCATTTTGCGTTCTCCTTGTAGATTTCTCTGGGGTCGATCATCCCGGCTTCGGCTTTGCATAGATCGGAAGGCAGGCATCCGATTTGCCGAGCAAGTTCAAGGATGGTTTTTCTCTCTGATCTCCGTTGATTCTTGTATTTTTCGCCGATTTTTTGCCATTCGAGCATGATTTCGGGGCATTGGCCGGTTGCATTGCACCGGCGACACTCGATATCAATTCCCGCCGTGTTCATGTTTGCTCGGCTCTCGATTCCTGAGCCATCACAAGTCCAACATTTTATTTGATTCATTGCCCGTCCCTCCATACCGCTGTGATTTTTGAGAACTCGATGAGCCTCCGCATGATCGGCTCGCCTCGGTCTTCGCTGAACATTTTGCAAAGCACATCCGACTTGGCGTTGGCCGTCCAGATTGTCGGCAACATGTTGGCCGTGCGGTGTTCCAGCACGGCGTAAAGCTCCATTTCTCCTCGCTCGGTCATGCGTTGCTTGCCGAGGTCGTCGAGAAAAAACACGCTTGCCGTGTAGCAGGCGCGGAGGTCTTTCTCCGCTTGCGCCTTGCGTGCCTTGTCATCGGCGAATTGATCGACGCATATTTTCCCGAATGTGGTCGAGGTCATCGCCGCGCATCGATGGCCTGCTTGCACCATCCGGTTCATCAGCAGATAAGCCGCCCGTGTTTTTCCCTTGCCAGCCATCCCCACGAAGCCGACTCCCACCGGATTCCATGTCCAGGTGAAAGCCGCCTCTCGGAAGCGTGCATGAATTCGAGACGGGTCGGTGTCGCGGTAGAGAGGCGGGCAAATCGCCAGAAAGGCATCCTCCCGCGCTTTTTTCTTCGCTTCCGCTACCTTGACCCTCTCGGCATCCTCCGACGCCTTGCAGGCCCGTTCTTGGCACGCCTCGCAGCGTGTCTGCGTGAAGATCGTCCTTCCGCCGAACTCCACATCGTGCGGAGTGAACCCCGTTGCGCAGTCCGCGCAGT